CCTACGTTCCCTACCTTGTCTTTGACATGGTAGTACAGGTGCACGCGAGTGATTCGTTTTTACGTGTCGCGTGTTTATCCACCCAGACAATCTCGGATCGTCTGTCGTCGTTTGTGGAGTGTCTTTCCCAGGCTCATGGTCTGAGATTGGTTCTCCCCGACTTCGGTGGTGATCTTGAGCAAATCAAGCAGTTCTGTAGCTCGCTGCTTGAAGGCAAGTCTCATCCTTGGCGAGTTGCCCTTTCAGGTCTCTCGTCTCGCAGTAGGTTATCTATTGCATTCTCTTTGTTTCTTTTTCGAAAAGTCATTCCTAAGGTGAAGCCTCAGCTCGAGCCTTACGTCAGACGGATGGGCGTTCCTTCCGAACGTCCCGATCCGGCCTTTCTTTCCTTTTGTCAAAGAGAGGTTAAGCGCATTTTCCCTTTTGGTTGGGATCGTGCGTATCCGAGGTATTGCGAGAGTAGCTCCCTCCCACTGACTTCCTGTTCGGAAGTGGGTAGGTCGGGAGGAGGTTGCCGTGGTTTGGACGCATCTTTGAGATGGGATCGTACTGACTTTATGGAGTACGTTCTCTCTTCGGTGTGTCCTAGGCAACGTGGGGTTTCAAGAGTACAGGCAGTTGAGAGTGGTGGAAAGTGGCGGATCATATCAATACCACCACGTGTTGATAATGCTCTCCGCCCTTTGCATGTTGCTTTGTACTCTCACCTTTCCCGTCAAGGTTGGTTGCTCCGTGGCGACGCTGTCCCGTCGCGGTTCAAAGAGTTCACTAGAAACGGTGAGCTGTTTGTCAGTGGTGATTACGAGTCTGCTACTGATAATCTGAACTCGGAGGTCCAAACTACCATCCTTGAAGCTGTTTTTTCTCGCGCTGTTTCGATACCCCAGGGTATCCGCGAGCACGCAGTCTCGTCTTATAGCTCTCTGCTTAAGGCTGATGGTTGCGACGGCGTTGTCACGCAGCGCCGTGGACAGCTAATGGGACAGCTAACTTCATTTCCCTTGTTGTGCCTTGTTAACTACCTTGCGTTCAAATTCTTCATCCCTCGGGATGTACCCGTGCTTATCAATGGGGACGACATTGTGTTCAGATCCACTCCGGTGGAGGCTGAGGCATGGATGCAAGGTGTTGGGCGGTCTGGCTTGACATTGAGTGTTGGGAAGACGATGGTTCACCATCGTTTTTTCACGTTGAATTCCACGCCTTTCGACTCCGGTCGGAAGGCGGGCTCATGTCGTTATGTTCCCTTTGTTCGTCCAAAGTCTATTTGGGCGGACAAAGAGTCCATGCCAGAGAAGATCGTCAGCTTGAGGAGTAGGTTTCGCTCCTTATGCCGCGGTTACGGGTTCGAGAAGAGACGTGTTTTCCAGCGTCTCTTCTTGTTGAATAATCGCGATGCAGTTTTAGGCTGTAGGCGGTCTTTGACAAGGGGAATGGGTTTAGCTGTGGATAGGTACTCCTTAGTTTCTTGTAAACTTTGGTGGAGGGAGTTGTTCTACTTGGAACAGTGGGACGAACCCCCTCTTCCCCCCGAGAGTTTTTCACACATCTCGTGTGGTGGAGTACCTGACTTTTTTGTCCAGCGCTCGCCTCATCGAGTCTCCCGGTTTGACCGGGAGGTCGGTGAGGCTCTCTTCAACTGTGTGATGGTTGAGCAAGCGTGGACGCGTGATGCTTCTTGTGAGAAGGAAGCAAAAAAGCGGTGGATGGACAAGTGCCTTCAGGGCTGCTCTCCGTGGCAGCTCTCGGGTCTCGTAACCACTCGTACTCGCAGACTTCTCCGTCTGTCTCGACGCGAGTGTTGGCGCTTTGTCTGTTGCCGGCGGAACACTTCCGTTTTCGGTCGTGTCCGTTTTACAAAGGGAAAAGGTGTCTGGGTGGTGGACACGTCGAATGAGTACCTCGATTCGCGTGTTGGTACTTTCCAGTTTTCGGGGCGTGTGGAGGTTCCGCCTCCACCTTGTCTCTTTAAGTGATAACTACTCATCCGGCCATCTCCGGTCCGCAAGTTAGCTGGCGGGTTCAGTCGGTTGTCTGTTCCTGGTAGTGCGGTTATCCCAGGTGGCTTTGCTACCACTGCTTAGGCGGTGGGCTGGGGCCTATGCCTTGATAAGGGCAGGGCCGACTGGTCGTTGTTGAGGTGAGAGCGCCCCGTTTGGAGTGGCAGCGGTCTGCCGCAACGGCTTTCTTTAGGTTTGGTTCGACTCCAAACTGGCCGTGGCTTTGGATAGTGTGCGACATCTGCGCCTCCGAAAGAGGTTAGCGGTGCGTCACCCAGGTTGGAACCCTGGAGCATTGTCT